CCTTAAAAATTCTCCGGGGGTATTTTTTAGGTCTCCCCTATTCTTAGTAGGGTATTCAAAAGTGCTTACAGAGTTGGTTATAACTTTTCAAGTTTAATCTCCTTTCATTCTTTTCTCCTTTCAATGATTGATAGAATCAGCTCTGTAAGTTCTTTTGAATACCCTACCAAATCATATGCAAAACAGGCAAAGATGTAGTTGGTAGTAGATTAAAAATAATAGATAACCAAAAGAGAGGAGGCAGTTATGGTGCCAAAAGGTAAAGTTTTAAGCTCTTCGGATTCATCAAGAAAGATGAGACCGGCTTTATCTCCGGAAGCTAGAGAAAATCAGTTAGTCTATCTGGCGGTCGACCTTGCTGAGAAGCAATTAACAGAAGGAACTGCTTCTTCTCAGGTCATAACACATTACCTAAAGATAGGATCAACAAAAGAGAAAATTGAAAAAGAAATTCTCGAAAAGCAGAAAGAATTAATCGAAGCAAAGACACAAAATTTACAGTCAGCTAAGAGAATTGAAGAACTTTATACAAACGCGCTTAACGCAATGAGGAACTATAGCGGTCGGGGTGACCCAGATGATTATTAGGACATATTCCAAATTAATCACATTAAACACTTTTGAAGATCGATATCGTTACCTAAATCTCAATGGTATTGTCGGAAAAGAAACGTTCGGATTCGATAGACATCTAAATCAAATTATTTATAAGTCTGACGAATGGAAGCATTGCAGAAATGAAATTATCATTCGCGATAACGGATGTGATTTAGGATGTGAAGGGTTCAATATTCATGGACGAATTTTAATCCACCATATCAATCCAATAACTGTTGAGGATATCATAAATCGCAATCCAAAAGTATTCGACCCAGAGAATCTAATCGTCACATCACACAATACGCACTTAGCAATTCATTATGGTGACGAAAGCATGTTAATTTTAGCACCGATTGAACGAACTAAAAACGATACTTGTCCATGGAGACAAAAATAAAAGGAGGAAATTCTAATGAGTAGCAAAAATACAAACACAAACATCGATTCTAAGCATCAAAAAATAGAAAGTGCTGATGGTATCGAAGAAAAAGAAATCGACACTGTCGATGAAAAAGAAACTGATGAGGTTAAAGATCAGCCAGAAGAAAAAGAAACCGATGAGGTTAAAGATCAGCCAGAAGAAAAAGAAAAAATGATTGGTGTAGTTCGTGATTGTTTTAGACTTAATATTCGAAAGGAGCCTAAAATAACATCAGAGATTATTAGTAAGGTTGATGTTTTTTCTAAACTTATAATTAACGAGAACGAATCTACATACGAATGGTTCAGCATTCTTACCGAATCCGGAATTAATGGATTCTGTATGAAGAAGTTTGTGGCTATTAGTCAATAAGGAGCATCAACATGGAAAGTATACTGACATCAATAAAGAAGATGCTTGGAATTACGAAAGAGTATCAACATTTCGATCAAGATCTAACCATGCACATCAATACTGTGTTTTCCATTTTAACTCAATTTGGTGTCGGCCCTTCTGGCGGTTTCGCTATCAAGGATGAAAATGATGTCTGGACTAATTTCGTTCCAGAAAATCTGAAACTTGAATTAATTAAATCTTACGTATATCTTAAAGTTAAACTTCTATTTGACCCTCCCCTTAGTTCGGCGGTCATCGAATCGATAAATAGAACAATTAGCGAACTAGAATGGAGAATTAATGTGACAGTAGATACTTAAGAAAATGAATGAAAGGAAAATTTAAATGACAAATAATACACTACAGCATTACGGCATTCCTGGAATGAGGTGGGGTTCTCAAAAACCCAAATCAGGTTTGTCTAATAATCAGTCTATGTATAAGAGAACTGTAAATAAACTCGTTAATTCTAAAATTGGAAGTAAATATAAACTTAGTAACGATCCAGCAAAAGAACTTCTCGAAGTCGAGGGAAACGCACCAAAGAGTAAATCAAAAAGTAACGACCCTTATAAAACTATGAGTGACAACGAACTAAGAACAAGACTCAATCGACTTCAAATGGAAAAACAATATTCTCAGCTTAGTAAAAAAGAAAAATCTTTCGGGTCTAAATTTGTTACAAATGTTCTAGTTGGGGCTGCTCAGCAGACCGCAAGTAAATACGTGTCACAGTATATGTCCAAAGGAGTAGACTCACTTATTAAGACGGCGATTAAGAAGTAGGTGACCAATTATGGCATTGTCGAACACGGCCACTCCTAAATATTATGGCCTATTTAGAGATGCCGTTATAAAAGGAGAAATTCCAGTATGTAAAGAAATTTCTATGGAAATGAATCGCATTGACGATCTTATTGCTAATTCCGGAGTTTATTATGACGATCAAGCTGTTGAAGGTTGGATACGTTATTGTGAAGAGGAACTCACATTAACTGACGGATCGGACTTAAATCTATTAGATAGTTTTAAGGTATGGGGCGAACAAGTATATGGTTGGTATTATTTTGTTGAAAGAAGTGTTTATGAACCAAATCCGGACAATCATGGTGGGCAGTATGTTAAGAAAACAGTTAAAAAGCGTTTAATTAACAAACAATATCTTATTGTTGGTAGAGGTGCAGCTAAGACAATGTACGGTTCAACTATTCAAAACTACTTTCTAAACGTTGATACATCAACCACCCAACAAGTTACCACAGCTCCAACTATGAAACAAGCCGACGAGGTCATAGGACCAATCAGAACATCAATAACAAGATCTCGAGGCCCACTATTTCGTTTTTTAACAGAAGGATCTCTTCAAAACACGACTGGTTCTAAAGCAAATAGAGTTAAACTTTCCCCAACTAAACAAGGCATTCAAAACTTTCTTACAGGTTCAATTCTCGAAGTTAGACCGATGAGTATTGCCAAACTCCAAGGAAGACATGACAAGATTGCCACTGTTGATGAATGGCTTTCCGGGGACATACGAGAAGACGTTATTGGTGCTATTGAACAAGGCGCGTCCAAAGGTGACGACTATCTTATCATAGGAATGAGTTCCGAAGGTACCGTCCGTAATGGAAGCGGCGACACAATCAAAATGGAGTTAGCAGATATTCTTAAGGGTGATTACATAAATCCACATGTTTCTATCTGGTGGTATAAACTTGATTCTATTGATGAAGTGCCCAATCCAAATATGTGGCTTAAAGCAAATCCGAATATTGGCAAGACAGTTAGCTATGAGACCTACCAACTTGATGTAGAAAGAGCGGAAAAAGCCCCTGCAGCTAGAAACGATATTTTAGCTAAACGTTTTGGAATTCCAATGGAGGGTTATACATATTACTTCACATATGAGGAAACTCTTCCTCATAGGAAACGAGATTATTGGCAAATGCCATGTGCGCTCGGAGCCGATCTTTCACAAGGTGATGACTTCTGTGCATTTACGTTTCTATTTCCATTGTCTAATGGATCATTCGGTGTGAAAACTCGTAATTATATTTCCTCCCTAACATTAATGAAATTACCAGCAGCAATGCGTATCAAATACGATCAATTCATGGCTGAGGGAAGTTTAATTGTTCTAGAAGGAACCGTTCTAGATATGATGCAAGTTTATGAAGATCTTGACAATCATATAACAGAATACGGTTATGATATTCGATGTTTTGGGTTCGATCCTTATAATGCAAAAGAGTTTGTTGAAAGATGGACATCTGAAAATGGACCCTTTGGGATTGAGAAAGTAATTCAGGGTATAAAAACAGAATCCGTTCCTTTAGGTGAGTTGAAGAAGCTCTCAGAGGAGCGGATGCTTTTATTTGATGAAGAATTAATGACATTTGCAATGGGTAACTGTATCACATTAGAAGATACCAATGGTAATAGAAAACTTCTTAAAAAGCGATATGAGCAAAAAATCGATGCTGTTTCGGCAATGATGGATGCTTATATCGCTTTTAAACTTAATAAAGACGCTTTTGAATAATCAATAAAATTTAGAGATGAAAATTATAGGAGGTGATGATTAAAAATGGATGTAACAATTGGTTCCAGAATTAAACATGCTTGGAATACGTTTCTTAACAAAGACCCAACTAATTATTATAGAGATGTCGGGATTGGTTATTCCTATAGACCTGACAGACCGAAACTCACGCGCGGGAATGAACAATCTATCGTAACTTCTGTATATAACCGTATTGCATTGGATGCCGCAGCGATTAATATTCAACATGTTCGACTAGATGATAATAAACGTTTCTCATCAGTCATCGACTCGGGGTTAAATAATTGTCTCACTATTGAAGCCAATATTGATCAAACCGGACGATCGTTTATACAAGACGTGGTTATGTCGATGTTGGATGAAGGATGTGTTGCTATTGTTCCGGTTGATACCACTGATGATCCTGAAATTACAGGCGCCTACGATATAAACTCAATGCGAACTGGTAAGATTTTGGAATGGTATCCGAAACGTATCAAGGTTCGAGTATATAACGAGAACACCGGACTTAAAGAGGATATTATAGTGCCAAAAA